ACCGTGATAAGTTTTATATTCACAGACTCTAACTCCAACTGGAAAACGAGTTAGATGCACGAATATCCAGGCATCTTGAATGGGGCTAGGTGAGCTTTCAAATTCCTTCCATTCATCATAACTTGGACACATTAATCTATCCGCGCCATAAATCTTACTAGAATCTAAAGGGAGAGCCTCTAAAATAGACCTTGTTTGGGGTGGTAAATAAATATCAGCATCTAGATGAACAACCCAACCATCTAAATTTAGATGTTTAAGACCTTCATTAATTCCTTTTCCTTTATTAAACTTGTCTTCATTTTCGTAAAAAGCGTTAGTTTGAATGCATTTAACATTGTAATACTCGCAAAGTCTTTTTGTTTCCAGGTCTTCATAATCGGTAACGACTACTAATTGGTCAAATTGATTTTTAGTGCTGGGTAAAGTATGAGCCAAAAAATCGGAATAATTAACACAAACAATAACTGCTTCTAATTTCATCTTAATACAACAGACTACAAGATTATTTATCTTAATGTCACTTCTTAAACGGGTAATACAAGACAATTGGATTGGCAGACAATTTATTAAGATTGCAACAAATGCCAGTCTTAAAACTCAGATTGAACATCAAACATCTTTTCTTGATGGATATTATCCAAATATAAAACTAAAACAACGGGCATTTGTTCTTCTGAATGATTTAACAGAGGAGCAACTGCCTTATTGTCGTTGTGGTTGCGGCAGAAGGGCCAGTCTTAATAGAGAACCCGATAAAGGGTTCAGTAAGTATTTTAACGAGGATTGTCACAGAAGAGCACCAAAGATTTCTGATAATGCCCTTGAAAAACTTTCCAATAAAGATTGGCTATTTGAGCAGAGAATAACGCTCAAGAAAGCCATTGGGACTATTGGAGATGAACTGGGTGTCTCACACGTTTCCGTTGATAAGTGGTTAAAAAAGCACGGGATTAAACAACTTAAAATTTCAAGAATACGCAATTTAGAAGGTTATAGTGTTATTGATGATAAAGAAAAACTTGTAAATCTTTACGATTCTGGTTTAACGTGTCAACAAATAGCCGAGCCTTTAAATGTAACAAGGGGCGCTATTGCCAGAACTTTAAAAAGTTATGGGGTTAAATTGAGACCCTCAAACTCTTACGAAAGAACTGTTAAGAAAGTCAGTGGAGAAGAGCAAGAACTTATTGATTTTATTGGGGAAATATACAAAGATGAGATTTTAACTTCTAATCGTTCTGTTCTTAATGGACGAGAACTTGATATTTATCTACCCAAACATAATCTTGCAATTGAATATAATGGCCTCTATAGTCATTCTTATAAACCTTGGGAAGAAAGGGAAAGTCTTATTAAGGGACCAAACTACCACTTATCTAAAACCGTTGATTGTGAAAAATTAGGTATTCAACTAATTCACATTTTTAGCGATGAGTGGAACTACCGGCAGGCAATCGTTAAGTCTATTTTAAAAAGTAAGTTGGGTATCAATGAACGGATTTATGCCCGAAAATGTTCTATTGTTGAAGTTGATATTGATAGCAAGAATAAATTCTTAAATGATAATCATATTCAAGGTGAAGATAAATCCAGTATTAAACTTGGCCTGGAATATGAAAGAGTTCTTGTATGTTTAATGACTTTTAATAAGTCAAGATTTAATAAAAAATATGAGTGGGAATTGGTGAGATTTTGTAATACTAGTGGTATTAATGTTGTTGGTGGGTTTAGTAGATTGTTGTCTTATTTTAGAACTAATTTTGGGGGTTCTATTATTTCTTATGCTGATAGGCGTTATTCTGATGGTGGGGTGTACTTTAAGAATGGATTTGAGTTGATACGTGTTAATAAGCCTGGGTATTATTATGTTGATAAGAACTATTTGATTCGTCATAATAGAATGAAGTTTCAGAAGAAACTTATCGGAGCTTATGATTGTACTGAGTATGAAAAAGCCAGGGAAATGGGATTCAATAAGATATTTGATTGTGGTAGTTTGAGTTTTGGGGTGAATTAATCTTCTACCTTGAAGACTTTGTAGCCCTTATATTGCCGCAATTTACCGTGTGCAACATTTGTCATATTACCTTGGTCCAGTCCGTTTTCCTTGCAATATTTCGTCAAATTAATTACAATTTCTTCTTTTCCTTCTGGAGTTATAACTAACCATTTTTTCTGATTGGCCTCTCTAACTCTCTGCTTTTGGAAATCTGTTTGGGGTTTTCCTAAACGTGCCTGTCTTGTTTTTTCTATTGCTTCTTGTGTACGCTTTTTTCCAGTTTTTGCTTTACTTAATTTTGCCTTTGTTTCTTCTGATAATGGTTTTCCTTTTTGGGGGTGTACGAACATTTCTGTGGCATACATTTTCTTTTTGGTTTCACTCATTTTCTTTTTAGATTTTTCTGAGTGTTTTTTCCCCCACCAAGGATGGTTCTCGCCTTTTAATGAAGGTGGCCGCCCTGATTCTAAAATATTTAATAAAATTCCATTTTCATCAAAACCAACTCTTCCATATTTTTTTATTTGACTTTCTTCTATTAAGTATGCTTCTTCTTCGTTTAAATTTTCTGCAACTTTTGTGATAATTGGTATATTATTATCGTCAATTAAATTTCTAATATATCCATTTAGTCTCTTATTAAAGGCGTATTCTTTTTTGTCAGTCAGGTGTTGTTTACATCTAGAACCACAACCCTTTCCGATGTAAAATATTCTATTTGTGATTGGATTTATAATGTGATAAACATAATATTTGGCTTCGTCTTCGTCTGGCTTCATTGTTAAAAATTTAATGTGGCGTACTATATAGGTCTGCCGCCAATAAAAAAGAGGGCCATTGAGGCCCTCTTAGGATAAATGTCAGCGTTTGCTCACATCAAGTTGGCGACGCGAACCCGGCGGTAGTAACGATTAGAGTTAATCAGTAGTCTACCTAGACCTTGGTTAGTACCTTCAGCGAAGGGGTTAGCAACTAGACCGTAGCGCGTCTTAAAGCCGATCCTCGGGACAAAATTATCCTGACCAACGGCGCGAACCATTTGGAGTGGCACATATGGAGCATAAAAAATTCCACAGTCGTAAGGAGAATTGCCCTTATAACCAACCACATAATACTGGTTGGAATCTACGTTAGCAGAATAAGGGTCAATATAAACGCGGAACTTACCCATTAGAACACCAGCAAAAGTATTACCGGTATCATCAACGTTAAGGTTAGCGTTTAGGGCAGGAGTGTAATCAAGTACACCAGCCATAGTTAGCGCAGAGGCTACGTCGGCTGAGCACATAATCACGTTACCCTTCCCACGACGAGTACGCTGAGCGATAGCGTTAGCATCACGCTCAATCTGGAATAGAAGACCTTTGAACTTCTCAACGGACCAACGGCCATTTGAGTCAACATCAAGGTCAAAAATACCTTGCGTAGCAACGTTAGTTGCAGCACCCTGTTCAGCCACCTTATAGATGGTGCGGATTACTTCGCGGTTGATTTCAGATAGAATCTCAGTAGAGAGAATATTAGCAAGTTCGGCTTCGGCACTTAGACCGTGAATAGCCTTAAGGTCTTGAGCAAGTTCAAGAGTGTATTCAGCCTTTAGAGCGCGGCTCTTGGCTTCTACTAGAACTTTCTCAATAGAGAAGCTCATCTCGTTGAATTGGTCACCGGTAGCATAGCCTAGGGCTTCTGCATCACCAGTTCTCATACCTTGACCGGTCTGATATGCGAGTGAAGAAGCAGTACCAACTGGGTTAAGTAGACCAGGGTTAGAACCACTGTTACGATTGTTGGTAGTACCCATACCAACGTTACCATCGGTGAAACCGGCATTAACGTTGAAGCCGCTATCTTGGCCAGAGAAGGTGGTGTCTACTTCATCAAAGAAGGTTTCAGCACCGCGCTGGTCAGTATAACGTGAGCGCATTGCAAAGATTAGTCCGGTAGGACCAGTCATAGGCTGTACGCCAGCGAGGTCATAGGCAACCAGATTAGGCATTGACCGACGAATCAGTGAGATTAGTACGGGGTCAAAACCGGCAACTGGGCCGCCAGCAGTGGCGCTGCCGCTGAAACCGCCACTAGTACCGGCAGCATTGCCAATAGTGGGGGCTTCAAATAGCATACCACGAGAAAAGTCTTGCTCTTCGCGGAGGTATTTTTCTTGGTTTTCTAGCAGTTGAGCGGTTACTTGTCTGCGGTGAGAATCCTTGATTGGATCAAGGCCATCATAGTTGAGAAGGGGTGACCACTTTTCCTGCAATTGTTCCGATGATTCGTTTAGAAACATTTGCTTTTACCTTTTGTAGTTTTGAATTTGATTAATGTTAAAATCAGTTTTTGCGGAACATATCGGCCGCTCTGAGATATTGTGACATTGAATCTGAGACGGACTCAGGTGAATAGTCATAACCTTCAGATAGGGTTTCCGTTACCACATGCTGGGCTACTCTACGAATTGGGAAATAAGATTCCCTTAGAGTTTCCAACTTACCTCTATAAGTTTGCTCACCTTCAAACTCAACACTTTCAGCAAGTGTGGCGAGCTTCTCTTTCTGAGTGGCCGCTAGACCTTCAGATACTTCATCAAGGATTCTATCTGCAACCGACTCGGAGAGTCTTTGGTTTAGGCGGATATTCTTCTCAATTTGCTCGTTGAGTTTTTCTTCCATTTCATCTAGTTTTTCTACCATGCCTTCCAGCACATCATACTTTTCTTCAGGCATTTGCACATAATGTTGTTCACAAAGTCCCTTAAGAC